TTGCCATTTCCCCCTGAAGTTCCCACAAACTGTGAAGCATTTGGGATTAGGGTTGTGAATGTGGAATCATCTACGAATTGTATTGCTACAATCTTGTAACCTGATCTCACTGTAGTGCTATCTTCAAAGACAGAACCACCTTGCCCAAGTGCAATGTTTTGAGCTTCGTCTGTTGAAAATTTAGTGTATGATGCCATCTATTTCTTCTCCTTTTTTTGTTTATCATCGGGGGACGATTAAGCCCCCCGAATGATTACTTCTAGGTTAAGATTATCCGTTATTTACGAATCTGTAACCGCGTTTGTTAGAACTACTATCAATCAGTACCGTGCCATATAGAATGTCAGCCACGACCTTAGTTCCAAGAGCATCGATAGAATATTCGCTCTGGACTCTTACGCCTTGCTGAACTGCTACTGCTGCTGCGGAGCTATGAAAAATCGCCCCACAACAAACTGAACCGCCGGATGAAATAGTATTAGACATATAGACATTGACTCCGTGAAGTTTGCCCATAAATCCTTTTGTTCCACCTTCGTTTAACACTGATGTATTACCACCTGCATCTGCTCTCCAAAAGTATTTAGAGATACCAGCAGCTGGATCAAGAATGTCTGCCATCATAGTTGGATTAACTACTAACGAACAATCTCCATCCATATAGGGAATATCATTTTCCCCTAAACTTGCCAATGCAGCTTGCCAATCACCAGCAGCGAGATTATCATTGCCGGATGCAAGTGCTACACTCACATTCATTCCGTCAAGATCATCCCAAATGTCAGCATCAAGCTGTCGTGCTAAAGCCTCACCGAACATTTTGGTATACTTTGACACCAAGTCAGCTTCGGATTGAATCATCAGCACATCTTCAAATAACATAGCATTATAATAATGATCTGTTATCGTAAGTGAGCTTTCCGTTGTTGCAGTTGCATCGTAAGTAACTAATGTATCGGCTGATTTTGAAGTTGCCGATTTTAAGTCAATTTGAGGTATGTGTATTGTGTCACCAAAACCTTTACCTTTTATTAAAGAAGAATAGTCTTCAACTAAATTTTTAAAGACTGTTCCTCTCTCGAAGAAACGATAGATACCGTCGCTCCAGAGTTCAGGTACGAAATCGTCCGCACTTGAAACTGTATGAGCAGCACCTAACATTCCACCTGTTATAGCCATTTAAAACTCCTATTTCTTTCTAAATGAATCCACAATCCCTGCCCAATTTTTTCTCTTATCCGTAGAACTTAACTCTGTCCAGTCTCCGATACTGGGATCGATGTTGAGCAATGGATTAGAGTTATTGACATTGGGTGTTTTGGATTTTGGATTAAATTTGTGATGAACTGCCCTTAATTGTTTTAAAGACAGTTCGCTAAAAGTTTCCCGGTCTTCATCCGAGAAATTGGAAAGCAAGGATTCTACTTCAGCTTTTATTTCAGCCCGAGTAATTTCCAATTCAGCGTTCTGTTCATCAATGATTGACTTGCGTTCATCAGCAAGGGTTTTATAATCATTCTGTTCTTCAAGCTGTTTAGTTCGGATTTCTTCGATTTCTTTCTGAAGGCTTTCCGCTAATGTCTCTGCTTTCTGTGCTCTTGTTCGATACTTTTTGCTTTCTGCAATCGCTTCACCAACATCAGAGCTGATGCTTGGTTCTGCTTCCTGGCTGACAGTAGCCATCTCTTGTACTTCTTGTACTGTTTCTTTGGTCATGATCTACCTTTCTGTTTTAGTTTAAAAATCTTTTCACTTACGCTTTCCTATCATTTCTTCTTATTTCGTTTTACAGATCACGTATTAACTACAATGCCACCTTTTGGCTTTTCTATTGATTCCACTATTACCATTCTACATCTGCAATTTGATCCACATATTGTTATACCAGTTCCGGGCAATCCCTCCGATTCCCATTTTATCCATTTCTGTGGGGATTTATTATTCCGATCCTCACAATCATTACATATTTTTTTATCTGATATGCCAAGCCATTCCCACATTCCATCTACTTTATCAAGCCCTTGCTCAAATTCACGTCTGGCAGTTTCTTCGATACCCCATTTCATATTTGATTTAAATTGCCTACGAAAATCTCCAAAGATTTGCCCCCCTTCTCTCAAATCTCTTAAAAGTGTTTCCTTAATTACTTCTTTACTCATTCCACTCGTTGACATTTTCTGTATTAATCCAGTTAATGTTAGTGCTTGTATTTCTGATATTATGCCAATAGAAGATGAAAGAGTAATCCACATATCGTTTAAATGTTCTGGTATTTCAGGATCAGCCATTAAATTCTATCTATCCTTCTTTTTATTTCTTCGGTCATTTTTCTAATGATTTTATTTTCTGCATCTGACGAGATCCCAAACCAGGGACGTGAAGGAATGGTGTTTGTACCCGCTTGATTATAAAATCCAATGTCAATTCGTTTTGCATTCGGTGCTAATTCTCCTGTAGGGTTAGACCTTGTCGCTTCCCTTTTAATCATTCTTTTTTGATCCTTCATTAAACCAGTATCTTTTAAGGGATGATTAAAACCCTTTCCCTTAATCGTGGATGGAGCATTGGGCTTAAATCTTCTCCCAAATTGAGCACCAGCATCAATTCCATTTTCTATATCCCTGGCAATTAATTTTATAGCCCAATTTATTTGCTTTGATAAGTCGAGGTCTAATTTCTTCAAATCAAAATCTTTTTCTATTGTAATAGCTTTACTCATATAGACTCACGCAATAGCTTTCCTTCTTTTCGTGCTTCACTAAATATATGCTTTTCCTTTTTTAAGTATTCGATAGATATTGATTTCATAAATTTTTTAGGATTCTGTAATAATAAATCTATATTGTCAGCAATTACCGTCATTGTTTTATCCACTTGTTCATCTGTTCGATCTCTTAACGCATCAAGCTTCTTTAAATGGGCTATAATTCTATTCGGCAAAAATACCTTCCAAGCCAGTAGTAACAGCAGATGCCTGTGTTGCTTCAGCTTCTAATTTCTTGCTCTCATCCACTCTGTTTAGCAACTTATTCAAATCTTCATCAGTAATGTCTGGATTGAAATGACGTACCAAATCTTCTCTATTTATTAATCCTTTATCTAATTTCCAATCCAATGCTGCACGTTCTTCTTGTGGGCTTAACGGAAATTCTACTTCGGCAAAGTCTACGCTGTAATTCTCACCGAAATCTTTCCCTGTATGAGCCCTCCATACTTCACGATCTACTGTATATCTTTGATGTTCCCATTCTCTCCATAATGGTATATCACTTATACGTGCTTCTAAATTCTCGATCTCCATAAGCCTTAAAGCTTCTCCACTTGCTGGGTTGCCTGAATCGTCCCACTTAATTCTTAAATGATGATTGATTGCTGTCTGATTGGCTATTGCTTTAGCCGCTTCGATCATCTGCAATAGGTTTCCAGGAACGCCTTTAAAGTTGAAATCCGCACCCTCGCTTAATATCATTACTTTGTCTATGCCTAATTTGATCTGCGACCCTTCATCAATGCCGCTTATCACCGGTTGTCCAAATGCAAACCTCGTGGCTAAAGCGATTTCTGTATATGCTATACCCAAATGAACTGCTGCTCTGACAACATCGTAAGCATTAGTATTATAATCAGCAAATGAGACAGGCAAGGTATCATAAGGAGATACGTTATCCTCATTTACAGGTAAAACTTTCCCTCCTTGTGTAAATCTCCAATGCTGACCAGGTTGTCCATCTCTTGCTTCTGAAAAGAATACGAAAATACGGTTGTTAATATTATCCCTTCCTATTTCATAACTAACTCCAAATGGTTCTGATTCGCCTTCGATGTAGTATTTCTTATAAAAAGGAATCAAATCATATTCTAATCGTTGATGCCTGTCATTGTATTTGGTACGTATCGCCATGTTGCCTGTTAGCCACGCTAATTCTGCGAACTCACGAATCTTTCTGTCTAATCCGTATGCAGCTTTATTGTAGTCATCATTCACTTCACCGTTAATCATTCGCTTTGAAGGATTCTTATATAGCATCATTCTGGCTCGTGCAAACCGAGGAACAATACGCTGTGGAAAACTCGGTATCTGTTCTAATGTAGATTTTGAAAACCATTCGTCTATATGTTTGTCCACGTCATGATGATAATAGAAGTCCATTGCTGTCCCACGTTCAGCGGTTTCCCTTTGTAATATATCTTCATGGGCTGTTCTTATTGATTGTATTATCAAATTTTCCGATAACTCGGGAATTACTACTGTATTGACACTACGCATGAGTCATCCAATCCTTAAATAAATCATAATATTGTTTACTGAATTTTTCAACTGCCCTCTCTATCTCCTTTTCAACTTCCTGTTCTTTTCTTTTATTTAAACGATGTCCTAATAAAAACATCCCTGCAAATAATAAATTAATTACTAAAGAAAAGCCTAATATCAATTCCATAAAACAGATGTACCAATCTTCTGTACTACTGGAAACTTCATTTCTAATAAATAACTACAGGCATCGATCATGTGGGAGAGTTCTTGGTTGCTCTTGTCAATCCCGCCCTTCTTATCTCTTTGGCATTGTTCTAAATCTTTAATCAGATGTTTACATTTCGGATCAACTGTCATCCCTACCTTATCTTTAGCATCAAGCAGCTTCTTATTCAAACATGCTAACCTATCTTTTACAGCAGGATGAGCCTTCCTTGCAAACACAGGAAAACCAAACTCTTTTAATATAGCATGATCTGAAAGGTTGCTTGTTGTTGATCTGGCTCTCCCCGCTGGATCAGGAAACATCGGATGCAGTCCCCATTTATTTAACATCTTTTTAGCCATTGCTTCTGTATTTGAATTAGACTGTCTTATCTCATCGAAATAGTGAACTGTTCCATCGGTGTATTCACAAGCAAGGACAGCACTCATATAGTCCACATTGAAATCCATTCCGATAAATCTATTACCCGTAAGCGTATCGGCTTTCTTAATGTGTATATCTCTATCGAAATTGTAGGCGGCTCGATTGCCAGTGGTTTCAAAAGAACCCTCCATTTCCTGACGGTAAAGCCTCCCATCCATATTGGACTTTAACCTATCTATTTCATCTTCAGAAACAAAGCCGCCTTCAATAGTTTTAAACTGCCATGACTTCCATTCGGGATCAGTTTGCCCTTTTAGATACAGATCGTACATTACATTGTATCCGTTTGGCGTACCGATAAACATCGCCTTGCCTTCGCTTATGGCTAACATCGGTAAGATAATCTCCTGCCAGACGTGTGGCTTCATATAAGCGTATTCATCTAACACTACAGCGTTGCTGCCTTCCATACCTAACCCCACACCCCTTAATGAGTCCTCATTATCCGCACCCTTAATACATATTTCTGCTTCATTGGGTAAAGTAACCTTTAACTCTGACTCGTTGATCTTGCCATAACCTCGAAAGAGTTGGCGTAAAATAGGGAAGGCAATCATCTTGCCCTGTCTGTAAGTCGGTGCTATAAACCACTTCGATTCCCCTGGGCGAATTAAATCCGAACATAGCCACATTAACGCCAGTACGGTCTTGCCCCATCTTCTCCCGGCTACGATTACTTTGAACCTGGATTGGTCCTTTAATATTTCCCTCCTGGTCTGTCCCCTTTGCCACTTCAATCGTCAAAGTCAAATACTCTAATAGGCTCATGCTTTAAGGTCTGGTCTATACGCTCAACAGCTTTACCCTCCGTTCTATCTGCAATAAATTCTACTGCCCAGCGTTCAGGTTTATTAGATGTAGCCAATGCGTATACCTTATGCAGCATCTTCTCTCTCATAGACTCACCTGTAACTTCATCTATTTCCTCGCTCTTGGCATTTAATATGTCAGCGATAGCAAACCCTTTTTTAGGTCTGCCTTTAGGATTACCGGATTTTCCAGCCACAAAACCTTTTCCAGTAACACCACCAGTTATCTTGCCGTTGTTTTCACGTTGTTTTTCAACATCAGACATATATAGTATTTTCTTTCAATATTCAAACTCGAGAATGAAATTGAGTTGTTTTTTCTTTTGCCGCCCCTGCTCATAAGTCGCTTCAATTAGGTTTTGGCGGTGTGAGGAAAACAACTAACCCCTCTACTTACAGGGCTATCGTTCCGAGTTTTTTATAGATTATATAAGCCTTCAGCTTTGACTAAAGCATCATGCCAGAGTCTGTAAGTGCTTGATTTGCTTATATTTAGAGCGTTTGATATAGTTAAAAATGAGTCTCCAAAAATTTTTCTTTTTATTACAAATCGTTCCATGTTATCACACTTTTCAAGCCATAATACAGTGGATTTGATTATAGAAAGCCTTTCCAACGCTTTTGCGGCGAGATCAGATTCTTCCTCATATATGTAATTTTCGGTATCTTCTACGCTATCCCAGCTAATGGGGTCATCCGTACTTACTCCGTGCTTTTGGTTCATTTGATACCTTTGGTGTGTGTTTGATCTTATTTCTCCCCTTTTTCCTTTGGCATAGTTAAAATTATTTTTTACAGAATATTATTTGATCAATAAAACCGCCCCAAAAACCTTTCTTATCTTTATATTTTTGATTATAAAAACTGTTTTGTATTTTTATTTCAAAATGTTTTTTTAATAAATCAATGCAATAAAAAAAATCATCCATATCTCTATTTTTTGTAAACGAATATTCAAACACTAATTTTTTAATATTGCTAAAATCATGTTCATTCGCAAGGATTTCTAATTCTGAACCTTCAATATCTAATTTAATTGCGTTTATATCTTTATGAATTTTTAAAACATCATCAAAAGCCACACAATTAATTGATTGTTTTTTCAGCTTTTTTTTATAATGAGTATTAATTGCATGTCTCCAAGTGTTTGGTGCGATATGCAAAATAGCCTTACCGGGTAATTGTGTTATTGCTTTTTTTTCATTATTTATCACAACGCCATATTTATTTCTCAAGAAATTTGTATTTTTCTGTAAAAGACCATAATTAGACTCCTCCGGTTCATAGCAATAAATTTTTCCGCAGCCCTTGATTGCCGCATATTCCGCAAATATTCCTATTTGAGCCCCTCCATCTAACCATACATCGCCCGGCTCAACATCAAAACCTATATTTTTTTTCTTATAAGCCTTTCTATTTAAAATTTCATCTATGACTTTTTCATCGGTTGTGTTTTCTCTATACATGAATGGCATTATGTTATCCCCGCATATTTTTTTGCTATTAACCTTTGGTTCATCTGAATTCTTTTTAATTCCTCTAAAGGGCTCAAGCATTTATACATTTTTTTCCTATAATACATAACAAAAGACAACCTGATTCCATCATGTGCTGTTTTTTTTATCTCACTATTCCCATGATGCTGATGTACATCCATCAACAATAAATCATTTCTTGCTAAATTTACCGCAACTCTGAATCTCGGCAAAATTAAATAGACTGGTTCTATATTCTCTAAATAAACAACCAAATTCCCAAAGCCTTCTTCAAAATCACCAGCGTCTGTATGCACGGCTGCTCTATAATTTTTATTAATTGTTATGGTTGTAAAAGCCGTTCCGTCTATTATGTAATTCGGATGCGTTGCCTTTGCCATTGCAAGTTGTTTTTCATGCCGTTCCGGGACGATATTCTTGAAAGCGTTATCTACAGTTTTGAATAATGGCATTGCTTTTTTGAATTTATTCAAATGTTTTTTTGTAAAGGCTGTTGTTCTGCAATAATCAAAATGGGCGTTCCTGTCGAAATAACCAGCAATACCACTATTTATAGATAACGGTTGATCTGTTCCAGGTTTGTGAGTCCTTGTGACTTTTGATTCTTTTCCTGAAGATAATAATACATATTTTCTTTCGCCGCCGGAAGCAGGACCTCGATTTGTAGTTGGGGAAGCCGCACCAATCATATTTAAATAAGCAGTTTTTAGGATTTCTGGCTCTATGTGACTTTTCCTGAAAAACAACAGTGGCTGCCCAGTTGAAGTATAGCAATCACAATCAAAATCTATAAGCGTATCAAAATCGTTTTCGTCAACGAATTGACCCTCTAAATTTTTTGTTTCTTCTTCAGTTAAATGATATTCAGCTATTATCTTCTTCATATTTTTCCTTTACAAAGTCGAACAACAAATCTTGATATGTTTCATAATTAAAATCAACACATAATCTTTCTAACATTCTAATAAATTCAATTTTTTTATCATCTGCAAATGCAAGTTGTATATATTCAATTTCAGTTCGTTCTATAAAGCCTTCATGCTCCTTCGGTTTTAAATTAAATAAATCTTCCTGGTTAATCAATTTTCAGCCCGACCTGCCAACCGCTTTAGCCAACCTTAAACGAGTCTTTTTAATCGGGCATTTCTTCATAAATCTTATTTTATTTTCCCCAGTTTTCTGACCGCAATAAAATTCATCCTTATATTCAGCACATAAAGGACATTTTCTTTTAATGATAGGGCAATATTCAAACACTGTCCTGGATTTTAATTAAAGCCAATTCTGATTCTGATTTCATTAGCTGACGGCATTCCTTACCGTTGGCTAATACGCAAGTGCAATACTTAATTGTATCTCGTTCTGCAAATGTGATTTGCTTTTCGTGAATTGGGCAAATTAACTTTCTTTTTTGATCCACATCTGAATCAGCTTTCCTTGCTACCCAATCATTTCGCAGCCAATTTTTGAATGATGAGTTATAATTCTTGAACGTCTTCCCCTTACTTAACATCCAATCTTTCCACTTTTCAAATTCAGCTTTTACTTCAATATTTGGAAATTTAGTAATCAAGACATCAATATCAATCTTTTCAAGTTGGGTTTCTTTGCTTTTTTCTTTGTCTTTAACCTTATCCTTGTCTTTGTCTTTGTCTTTAGCCTCTTGTAAGGGGCTTACAAGGGGCTTATAAGCATCATCAAGATATTTTAATAAATTAAATTTCTTTAAACGCATAATAGCAGATAAATGAGCTCTATTTTTTTCATTTAAACGCCCGTATTGAAATTCAATAAAGTCTTTAATGAACCAGCGTTTTCCATCATCAAATTCAATAAACTGTTTGCAGAATGTATTTTTAATTTCATAATCAGATAATTCACCGCAGAAATAAGCAGCTAATTCAAAGTCAACTTCCCATATTCCTGCATGATCGCATTGATCTAATAAATACATCCAAAATACTTTTTCATTATTATTTAATTTCCTGAACCATCGTTTCTTCCATTTGTCCGAATCGGTGAATCGTTTAGCCAAGCTCTTTTAACCTTTCTTTTAATTGTTTAATGTGTTCCTTTGAGTGATACCATTTTTTTCTTGGCAGTCCCTCGTCACCCGGTCTTTTATTGCTTTGTGCGTGTAAACCAACAATGGTCTCTTCACCTAATCGTTCATTTTGCCATTCGTGGTGATCTAAAGGATGTGAGGTAAAATATCGATGACATCCGTAACAAAGGGCTACACAGTTCCGCTCATCAAATCGAGTAGTGTATCTCGACCTACCTATAAAATGGGAACAATGCAGCCCTTGACGTGCTTTCGAGGAGAATTTATCTATTGTTTTTAAACACCTTTGACAAGTC